TTTAGATGGTACAAAGACTCATAGGTTAGTATTAGAAGGCCTTTTCGGTTCTGTATACAAGGTAACGTCTACCAAGCAATTGATGGATAACGATCAACTGGCTGAGTTAAGAATCTTTGGTCTTGTACTTCAGTACCCCGATGATGTAAAGAAGGTCTGTAAGGATAATAAGTACCCCGATGAGATGGACTTCCTTTGTGGGTACGAGCCTAGAAATAAATTCATTCGTAATCTTGCTCTTAAACAGACTGGTAACTCATTGGTGCTATTTCAGTATGTAGAGAAGCACGGGCAAATACTTTTTGATATGATTAAGGCTAAGGCTGGTGATAGAAAAGTATTCTTTGTATTCGGTGGTACTGAGACTGCCGATAGAGAAAATATCAGACGCATTACTGAGTTAGAGAACGATGCTATTATTGTTGCATCCTACGGTACATTTTCTACAGGCATAAATATTAGGAACCTTCACAATATTATATTTGCATCTCCTACGAAGTCTAAGATTAGAAACTTACAATCAGTAGGTAGAGGTTTACGAAAAGGCGATGCAAAGACGTTTTGTAATCTATATGATATTGGCGATGATCTGACTTGGAAAGCAAGAAAGAACTATACATTATTACATATGATCGAAAGAATTAAGACCTATAATGATGAGCACTTTGACTACAAATTAGTAAAGGTACCTCTATAATGTACTGTAAGTTTTTAAAATTAACCAGTGGAGAAAATTTAATTGTCTCTACTGAAGATGAGTGTATGGATCTGGCTGATAGAAAGTATATTGAAGTTTCTGAGCCAGTTGAAATTCACTCTATGAAGATGCCTTATGCCGGGGGGGTTATTGAATCCTACATTATGCAGCCCTGGCTTAAGATGTCTGCAAAAGAAGTTTTAAGAATTCCTGCACGTAATGTTGTAATTGCAACTAATGTGTTAGAAAGAGCCGAATCTCAATATAAGCAATTTATTGTTGAGTACGATAGTTTAAAAATGGCTACAGAAGAAGATATTGATCAAGCACTCTCGGGTGATGACGATAGTAGTGATAATGAAATCTCCGAGGAGGAAGATAATGATAGTTGGTCAAGTGGTGGAGAACGTACCCTCCACTAAAAAAGCCCCTGCCCATTACGTCGACAATAAAAAGTTTTTTGAAGCTTTAGTTGAATATCGTAAAAAGGTATTAGAGGCAAAAGAGGGTAATCTAGAAAAGCCTAGAGTTACAGAATATATTGGTGAGTGCTTTCTCAAGATTGCCACCCACCTATCATATAAAGCTAACTTTATTAATTATACGTTTAAAGACGATATGATCTCTGATGGTATAGAGAACTGCTTGACTGCTGTTGAGAAGTTTGACCCCGAAAGAGGTATGAACCCCTTTGCTTATTTTACTCAAATTACTTTCTTTGCGTTCGTAAGACGTATACAGAAAGAAAAGAAACAGCAAGCTACTAAATACAAGTTACTTGAAAACATTGATATTGATATGCTGATAGCACATTCTGATGGTAATGAGGAATTCGCGAATTCCATTGTAGAAATGATGCGAAAGCAGGTAGATAACATTGATATTGATAAGAGAACGGTAAAAAAACCTAAGAAAAAAGCCGTTTCTGACGAAGGAACGCTTGACGTTGAATAAGGTATAGCTTATAATAGGTACATGCCTGTTAAAGTATATTACTATATTAAAGATAAAGATGGTTACGCCTCAGAGGATAAGACCTATGAGAGTACCCCGGAAGACGAAGACGGTCTTTTCCTGTGGCAGCATATTAATAAGGCTCGCAAGCAGGCAGGGGTACCCCGTGAACGTTTCTTTATAATTAATACCTCCTGTTCCCCTCGTAAGAAGTCGACTTGGATTAATCCAGATTGGCCTCCTGCACCCTTTCCTAAGCTGAAAAAAACCAGGTTGGCTTTCGGTAGATATGTTATCGAGAAACCACCAGAACCCGTTGATCCTGATTATGACTAGCCTATATAATGGATCGTGCCCTTCCACGTACAACTAGGAGAATCTAATGATTCAATTTGACTTTGATCTGCTTCCAGATCCCGACCGCCACCGTAAGATTAGCTTTGTAAAAAGCGCTCTACGTATTCTAGCTGGCATTGCTCTCATTTACGGTAGCCTTATTACTACAGGTATCCTCTTAATCGTTGCTGAAATTCTCGGCATTGCGGAGGAGCTTGTCTAATGGCTAAACTTAAAGTAGCAGAACTATTCTATTCCATCCAAGGTGAAGGCCGGTACATGGGTGTACCTTCTGTATTCCTTCGCACCTTTGGTTGTAACTTTACCTGTAGTGGCTTTGGTATGCCTAAGGGTGAACAAAGTAAAGAGGTCGACTATGTGGCGGCAGAAGTTAAGAAGTTCCTTTCATATAAAGAATTGCCGCTTGTCAGTACAGGTTGTGATTCATATGCTAGCTGGGATCCTCGTTTTAAGCATCTATCTCCCGTTCTTGATACTGACTCGGTTGCCGAGGCTGTTGTGGATTCTCTACCGTACAAAGAGTGGAAAGAAGAGCATCTGGTAATTACCGGCGGCGAGCCTTTACTGGGTTGGCAAAGAGCGTACCCTGACTTGCTTGAGCATCCAAAGATGAGAGCATTAAAAGAGATTACCTTTGAGACCAATGGCACACAAGACCTCTCCAAAGAGTTTAAAGACTATCTTGAAAGATGGGGGTGGGGTCATCCTGGTAACCTTGATCGTCAGATAACGTTCTCTGTATCTCCTAAGTTATCGGTATCAGGTGAGAAGTGGGATGAAGCTATCAAGCCAGAAATCGTAGCCGACTATGGTATGGTGGGTTATGTGTACTTAAAGTTTGTAGTTGCATCTCAGGAAGATGCAGATGAGGCAGAGAAGGCAGTAGAAGCATATCGTGCAGCTGGCTTTAGAGGACCGGTATACTTGATGCCTGTTGGTGGTGTCGAGTCGGTATATCATATGAACAACCGGGCTGTGGCAGAACTTGCCATGAAGAAGGGGTATCGATACAGCGATCGCCTTCAAGTGCCTTTATTTAAAAATGAATGGGGAACCTAAAATGTCATTACAAGCTGGAAAAACACATGCCGAACTCGGCTATAAAGTAGAAGAATATTTGATCTCTAAGGGTGTTCATACGCCTATTGTATTGGATAGACTTGGAGTTAAGGATGAGCGTAAGATTGCAAAGATCGAAAAGAACTTTGCTGTTATTATGGAGACGTTGGGTCTTGACCTGACCGATGACTCGTTGATGGATACTCCTAAGAGAGTAGCTAAGATGTTTGTGCGAGAGATCTTCTGGGGTCTGAAGCCAGAGAACTTTCCTAAGTGTACTGTTATTGATAATAAGATGGGGTATGATGAGATGGTAGTAGAGAAGGACATCACTATGATGTCTAACTGCGAGCACCACTTTGTTACCATCGATGGTAAAGCACATATTGGTTATATTCCTAAAGGTAAAGTACTTGGTCTATCTAAGTTAAATCGTATTGTAGAGTACTTTGCCCGACGTCCTCAAGTACAGGAACGTATTGCCGAGCAGGTATACCATGCGTTAGTCTTTATTCTTGGTACTGAAGATGTTGCAGTGGTCATTGAAGGTACTCATTACTGTGTTAAGAGTCGAGGTGTTGAAGATCATTCCTCCTCTACGCTAACGGCTAAGCTTGGTGGTTGCTTTAAGAGTGAGCCCGATTGCCGCGCTGAGTTCATGTCTCTTATTAAGAAGTAATATATGACATGGTATGCAAACTCCGAAGGTCGCTATGGTGCTAATGGTGCCAAGGGCGACCTCGGTGAAGCAATTGTAGAAGAATATTGCAAGACTAATAGTATTTTATTTGAAGATAAGAACGATATTAACAGTCAAGTAGTATTAAAGATTGATTGTATTATTAACGGGATTGCAGTGGATGTTAAATCAAACTACTATAAGGGTACCCTTTGTGTAGAGTTGGTTAATAAAAGAAAAAATCGTGCAGGGTGGTTATATACCACAATGGCAGAACAAATTTACGGGGTAGATGTGGATACAAAATCTATTTACCGTTATAATATAACAGATATGATAGCTTATGTTAATGAAAATAAGCATCGAGCAAAGAAAACTAAGTACGACGATACTGTGATTTGGGTCCCTGTATCATCGAATATTATTGAGAAACTACAATGAAAATTAGTCATGAATCCCCGCTTTGCCTTCTTGATCGGTCTCGTAGTTATAACGATTACGATTACGCTCTTGTCCACTTGTTCGAAAC